TGATATGCTCATTTTTTATTCCTCTTTGGTTATTAGCTTTCTAGGGCTGTTATACGAGCCGTTAATGACTCTATTGTGTGGTGTTGTTCTTTGATAGCTGCTGCTAACAAAGGAATTACATCAGTATATGAAAGCCCTAATTTATTTGGGTCTGCTGTCTCATCTACCGCTTCAGGTAAAACAGCTTGGACATCTTGAGCTATTAAAAATGGTCTGCGTTTTGATTCAGGGTCATCATTAAAAGTACCAATAACAGTTCTTAGTGTTGAAACTTTTTGTGAAGCATTATCTATATCTTCAATAATGGTTTTGTGTCTTTCATCTGAAACTGAGGTCCAAGATGTGCCACCACCTGATAAATAAACTCCACCAGTATTGTTTGTTTTTATATAAAGAGTATAAGAGTTTATACCTCCGCCTTGTACTGCTGTAAAAGCAGCACCATCAGTATAATAAGAAGCATAATTATTTGTTAATCTAAGTTGTATTTCACGTCCAGGAGTATTATCGGGATTCATTATATTTACACTAGTGTTGCTTCCTGATGGTCCAAGATATGAAACATCTGCTCCTCCTAGTGCAGTTGTGGTTCCAATAAATACTCGCCCATCATTATCAAGCCGCATGCGTTCTGCGTTGTTTGTACCAAAAATTAAGTCGGCATTGTCCCGAACATAAACATAGCCCTTTCCATCGCTTGCTTGTGCAAAGTCTACCCCAGCGCTTGCACCACCCGTAGCACGCATGGTTGCAAAAGTTGCTTGGGCTACATTCAAGCCACCACCTGCTGAAAACGTAGGACTACTAGTACCAATACCCACGTTGCCAGTGCTTCCTTGTACTGTCATGTGTGTAGTGCCATTCACCTGCATGAAAATATCTCTATTGGCACTTCCTGCATTCAATCGTAAGTCATTGCCAGTAGTGGAGTTAAAATTTGTTAAGGCTGTTACAGTTCCACCAAAAGTACCTGTATTAGCAAAAGTAACACTTTCATCTGAACCAATAGTTATTGCTGTAGATGTAGCATTATCGTCAATACCAGTTGAAGTGAAAGTTGTAAATGTTCCAGCAGCAGGAGTAGTGCCACCAATCACAGAGCTATCTATAACCGCTCCATCTAAATTAAGTGCTACCGATGTACCAGTAGAACTAAAAACTGCATCTAGGCTGTCTAAGTCTGTGTTGAGCTTAGTACCCCAGGTATCAGTGGATGCACCGACCTCTGGCTTGGTAAGATTAAGATTAGTAGTAAATGTATCTGCCATAAAAAAATTCCTTTAAGCTGCGTCTTGTTTGCCTAATGTTGTCCAGTCTGAAGGTGGTACAGATTCTTCTGTCCATGTACCGCTAGGTGCAGTTTGATCTGTCCATGTCTCTACTGGAACTATAATGTCATTCCATTTTAAACCACCAACAGCAGAAAAACCACTTGTTTGTTGAATGGTTGCTGAACCACGATCAATTTGTCTACCAGTCGCTACAAAATCTGAAACTGCTGGTAAAGTTGCATTTGCACTGATGGTGAATCGACCTGTAGCAGTCATATCAGAGATAGCTGCTATAGAAGAAACACCACGATCTATTTGTCTGCCTGTGGCCGTCATACCAGATGTTTCTGGTAATGTGGAAGATCCTAATTTAATTAAGACCCCGGCAGATGTCATATCACTGGTTGATGATATGGTTGCAACACCCCTATCAATTTGCGTACCTACTGCACTAAAGTCTGATACCGCAGCAATGGTCGCAACACCTCTGTCTATTTGTCTACCAGTTGCAGACATTCCAGATGTCTCAGCTATAGTCGCTGATCCACGATCTATTTGTCGACCTGTAGCTGAACCGCCTGAAACTGCTGATATAACTGATGCACCAAACTTGAGGACTACGCCATCACCAGTAAAGTTTGAAGTTTGTGCAAGGGTGGATGACCCTAATTTAATAATTGTACCGACTGAATCAAAGTCAGATACACCTGGTATAACAGATGCACCATAGCGTATAACTGATGCTTCAGCAGTAAAGCCTGATGTTTGGGCGGATGTAGCTACACCAAAATGATAAACGGGAGTTCCATAGTCGGACTTCCCGTATGTGTATAACCCGTAGCCTACTGAGGCCATGGTATTAAGCTAATGTGATGTCTAAATCACCAGCATCAAATCTGAATACATCTCCTGTTGATACAGTTTTTGAAGTGGTTAAGTCTGCGTATGCAAGTAAGTTACCACCAGATAATGCATCTAAAATACCAACTGCAACCACAGTTCCGTAATCGCCTGTAGCTGTTGGGTATTCAATTGCTGCTGCGTTTGTCGCTGTGGTAGGGTCTGTACCTGAGACAGTAAAAGTAGATGTTTGTCTTGCATAAGATCCACCTGTTACTTCAGTACCACCGCCAGTATCAGTAGGTGCTACTGTATACAAAGCAACGTGTTTTGTTGGTGCTGTATAAGCCACTCCACCAAATACATGGTCAAGTACCTTGTCTTCTAAATAATCACTAAATCCAGCCATTTCATATACTCCTAGTTATTACCAAAATAATAATTGTTTTTGCGTTGTTTGCCGTATGTTCTTCTTCTTTGCATTAAAGAACCTTTGCCAAACTCGGCTTTTTCTTGCTCTAGCCTCATTTCTTCCAGAGCCTTCTCGAACTGTGCTGTAAATAATGGCACTCGTTCATCTTCCATTAAATAGATTGAAGCGTGTTTTAGTGATCCATAAAGGTAAGCATCTGGATATCCTGTGGATAAAAAGTTGCTAGTATTAGAATCGCTCAATGAGTCAATCTTTCCGTAGTAGGTTAATTGTACTGTATAACTTCCGTCTGGTGAAGGTGCAAATTCAATTGAATCATCAACCATTGCAAAATAAATAGGTTGCCCTGTTATGTTGTCATTAGACTTTCTGTACACATCCATGGACTCAATAGACTGTTGAAATAGTGGTGAAAAATTATCGCCATCAATTTGTAGGTTAATTGCTTCTACCCAATCAGTTGGTACTGCAAGATATTGTGTTGTTAGTGTTGCAGTGGCACGTTTAATCATGCCTTTAACTCTTAGTCTGCGGTTAAATTCTGCTTCTGTGCTATCAATAAATGTATCAATCACATCTGTTAAATCTGAACGATTCAGATAACTTGCGATATTAGATTTTAATTCTGCGTATGTCATAGTTTACCTTGCCATGTTCTAAAAACTTTATTGTCTGAATTGTTTAACCATCTTCTCCATTGTGACATATCATTGGCCCATCCTTCTCGACAAGCTCTTTGATATACGATCAATGGTACTTCTGCCACATGGCGAATGTCCTTGCCAGGCTTATTGTCTGCAAGAATTTTGCAATGCTCTATTATAGGATTTAGATCCTGAGTTGTGTGATAGATATCTTTATTATCTTCAGTAATAAACTCATTGGTAAACCCAGTCTTATGATCGATAACAGTTCTTTTAGCCATGCAAGAATTTTAACACAAAAAAAAGGGATGCCGAAACATCCCTTTAAGGTTATTAACCGAGAACTTAACTTACGTTAAGGTCAGCAACTAAACCATGAGCAGCTTCGTTGGATACTTCTAATCCATACTCAACTACGATCATTTTAGTGACTGCGTCACCGATTGTTGCAATGTCAACTGTTTTGAAATCACGCAAGTAAGATACTTTTGCCATTTCAGGATCAACCAACAATAAAGATCTTTCTCTTGATCTGTTTGATGGAACTATTTTTAGCTCACCAAAGTCAGAAGAGTAGATAGATACTGATGCTTCAACAGTATTAGCGTCAACAAATTGTCTAGCTTGAGATCTACCTGTGAAACCAGAGATAACTTGTTTGTTATGTGGCCCACAAATTGCTAGTGTTGGTTCACCACCACTTTCAAAGCAATCTTGTAGTACAGACTTCAATAAAGGTTCTGTAAGATCCCTTTGAGTTCCGTCTGTTGGAGCTGTTCCACCGCCAGTAGGAGTTGATCCTGCTGCGTTGTTAACATTAGATTTCATCCAAGATTCAAAAGCACCAGTCTTACGAGCAGTTGTCGCATTACCAGTAGTTTTTCCATTCTTTTGACAAAGAGCTTCTTCCATATCTCTCTTTAGAGCTTTAGACATGATAGCTAGTTGATGAGCCATTTCTGATCTCTTACCAGCAGGGTCTGAAGACTCTTGTGAGCCTGATACAGTTGCA